ACAAGTGCTAATTATAATTTCCCTACACCTGCAGGTGAAGTAGGTACAGCAGAAGATTTTAAGGAACTAGAAGATTATGTATTGCCCGAATTTTTAAATGGTGATACTGGTAGTTGGGGAGGTGATAATTCATTTGGTAATACAGCAACTATAGATAAACATCCTATCTATTTTGCTCGTTTTAGAGAATCAGTCGAAAATAAAAATACACCTGGTACTTATACATTTAATATAGATTCATTAATTACTGCACCTTTTGATTCAAAACTTGGTAAAGAAGAATTCCCGGAAATTATTAAAATAGATGGCAGTAACCAAAACCTCCAATCTACAGTTAGTTCATTTGAAGTAGGCAGAAAAGCATCAGTAGCATATGATAAAACTATTACAAAAACAGGAACAAATGGTAGTGTAACAAATGTTGATTATTCTAAATTATCAGTAGGTGAAAATAGTATATTTCAAGGTGGGTTAGAATTACAAAATATAATGTGGAATTATATAGATCAATCCTCATACACAAATGGGTTTATTGGTTCAGTTTTACCTACTATGAGTTTTGATAGAACTTCTGGACCTGAATGGGCTGCAGTATCACAAAACAATAAACCAAATCAAGATTCAAGAGAATTAATAGAATTAGGACAAACTTCTGATAATATTAGGTATCAAGTTGGAATAGGTAATGTGTTTTCTCCCTTAACTCTTAACACAGGTAGTTATTTACATACTGGAAGTAATGCTTTATATTTAGGAGGAGGACAATTAAATGTTTCACAAAGTGTAGGATCTCAAACTACGGTTAATGGTAACTGGTATGGCCCCTCATTAGGTGTAATCCATACTATTAATAAATGTATTCAAAATAAGATAGCATTCACTGGATCTTTTAGTGGAACAGGAGTAAATGAATCACAAATAAAATCCCCAGGAGTACCTGATGATAATTTAAAATATAATATAAAAGATAAAGATTTATATTTTTCATTTGACCCAAGCTCATCTGCTAAATTTAATGATTACGCACAAAACCCTAATACTATAGGTACTAATTCCCCAAGTGGAAGTCGTTCTCTTCCAATAATTCAATATACTAATACTCAAGAACCATTCTTAATTGAAATAGGGGATGAAATAACAATAAAATATACTATTAGGGCTACAGATTCAAGCATAGTAAATTATCAAGATTTTTTCGTAACAGGAGTTCCAAACACAAATGGTAATACAAATAATTCTCAAACAAATTATTACAATGTTAAACAGTTAACCACTTTTGCAGGAAGTAACGATCTAAACACTAATCTAATTTTAAAGAATATATTTGCTAAAATTGAAGTTACGCCAGACCCAACAACAATATCTCCTTCTATTCAAGTAATAGATGGATTTCAAATAAGAAGAAGAATAAATGCAGATGATAGAGTTATTGTTTACCAAACCGCACCTCCTAAATCACAAGGATCTTTAACACCAAGTGGACCTGGATTTTTAATACCTAATGATTTATCTGCAGTTCAAAAACTAAATGTTGAATCTTTAATTACACAACTAAGAGGTAAAAACGCATTTGAAACAGATAAAGAAACAGATTCTTAATCATCTTGATTTTGAGCTTGGAATAAAAATAAAAAATTCGTATATTTATAATTAAACAAATTAAAACAAATGGGATACTTAAATAACCAAGTAGTAACAATAGATGCTATTTTAACTAAAAAAGGAAGAGAGCTATTAGCTAAAGGTGATGGTACTTTCAATATAACACAATTCGCATTAGGTGATGACGAAATTGATTACACATTATACAATCCACAACATCCATCAGGGTCTGCATTTTATGGTCAAGCTATAGAAAATATGCCTTTATTAGAAGCTTTTCCAAATGAAAATCAAATAATGAAATATAAATTAGCTACTTTACCAAGAGGTACAGCTAGAATGCCAATATTAGATTTAGGTCAAGGAAATGTAAAATTAAGACAAACAGCTCAGAAAACAATAACACCACAAACATTAAATTTCTTAGGAAACAATTCAGTTTTCGAATCTTCAGGATATACATTTACTATTTCAGATTCAAGATTATTTACTAATTTTATAGGAAGTGGAGTTGAACAACCAGAAACATTAGCTCAAACTTCTACTTCAACAACCGGTACTAATGTATCTAAAACAGTAATAGGTACTACATTAACAATGAGAGCAACTGGTGTTAATACCTTATTTGGTAAAAATAGTGTATTATATGCTACTTTAACTGTAGTAGGTAGAGATAGTGGAGCAAGAGTACAAATACCAGTATCAATTTCCCAAACTTTATTAAAAGAACCAATAGGTTAAGAATAATTAAATAACTATGTCATATAAAAGATTACAACCCGAAGATTTAGTAATAAGCACAGATTCAGTAGCTGGTACAGTATGGTCAAATAATGTCCCAACTTTAAATAGCTTTTTTACTTCTTCAAACCAAATTAATAGTAATATAGGACAATTTTACTATACCGTATATCAAACAGCATCAACAGATACAACAGCCGCTACTCAATTTGATATAGCATATGCTGATAGATACGGAAGTGGAAGTCAATATTATAATGCTTTAACACCTGGATACTCACCTACAGGAACAACTTATGGTCAATTCCAAACATTAATATTAGCTGATGAAACTGCAAATTTTACATTTGGTAATAAAACATCTGATTATTTTTATGTTATAAACCTTCAAAGAGCAAGATATAAACAAAGTATCCTCCCAGGTTCTTTAATCTTAAACTTATCAAATCCTAATGATATTCTCTCTGGAAGTATTGTTCTAACAGATGATAGTCAAGTTGCAACTTCAGTAACATTTACTGATGCAGGTAGAGTATATAATATAGTATCGGGTTCTGCAGGTACTATTAATACAAGTAAACAAATTAATGGGTATACAACAGTTTCTGGTTCCTATGGTTATCTTTTACCTGATGTAGGTTTAATTTTATTAAATGGAGCTGCTCTAGATGTAACTCAATCTGCGGGTGGTATTAGTTTAGGCACAGGAAGAGGTAATAATGTCGCAAATAATAATCCTGCTAAATTAGTTAATTCTTTAAATGCTAAGGGTCAAATTGCTGGTAATCAGGGAACTACAGGATTTACTATTAATAATGAAGAAGTGTTATCATCTGATTTTATATTTGTAAGAGCAAGAAATAATGAATTTAACTACTCAGAAAATCCATCATTCATATCGGGGTCAACAGGAGAATTAATTCAAAGTAGTTTTGTAGATAACCCTTTAACATATATTACTACAGTAGGATTATATAACGATTCAAACGAATTATTAGCAGTAGCTAAATTATCAAGACCACTACCAAAAGATTTTACAAAAGAAATGTTGGTAAGAGTCAAACTTGATTTTTAAAATGAATGAGCGCGTTCAAACAATTAACAACTAAAGATGTAGTATGCACACCTTTTGATGCCAGTAAAAAATACAGGCTTAAGGGTAATGAAATAACTGGTTCTGGTATAGGAATTGAAATATATCAAGGTCTTAATAGAAAATCAAGTGTATATCCGGGAGAACCCGCATTAGATTATCAAGATACAGGTTACGTTTATAAGCAAAAAAAATCTTTAGTTTATAATAGCATTAAGCAATTATACTATACTAATTACATTTCTTCAAGTATGGGAGATGATATTTCACTTCCCTTTAAAATACCTGGAGCAGGTAGAGATGATACAAGATTTGTAGGTCAGTATTCCTCCCCCATATATGAAAATTATTTACAAAGTACATTAACACAATCTAGATTTTTCCCAACAGCATCAAATAGTGAAATTTCAGTTATATCAATTCCTTCAACATTATATGGAGAAATGATAATACCCCAAACATTTAATGCACAATATACAGCATCAAATGGTTCAAGATTTTCTATTAAAGATGATGGTGATGGTAATATTCTTGTTAATAATGCTATTGAAGGTCAAATATTTTATTCTCATGGTATAGTAACGTTTACATCAGGAAGTTTATATAATATAGCAGATAATATTGTAAGTACAGATAGGTTACCTGGGTTAAATATAAATTTTGACTCAACTATACGAATATATGAACATCAATATAAATGTGGTATAAGAGATAATGAGTTTACATATTCCCAAAACCCCTCAATATTATCAGGAAGTAGTGATGATGTCTATTATGATTTTGCTACTGGTTCCTATTTTGTACCTTATGTAACTACAGTAGGATTATACAATGAAACTAATGATTTATTAGTAGTAGGTAAAATCTCTTCTCCAATCCCAGTTTCACAATTTACAGATACTACAATTATAGTAAACTTTGATACTTAAAATTTTAATATTAACCAAAACAAATATATGGAATGGATAGGACTCAAAGGAGAACCAATATCAACCATCACAGATTTCCCAGATAACACATTCGGATTTATTTATAGAATAATGCATAAACCCACAGGCAAAGCCTATATAGGTAAAAAAGTATTATACTACAATCGAAAAGTTAAATTAACTAAAAAAGATTTAGCTTTATATGAAGGTGTAGTAGGTAGGAAACCATCATACAAACTAGCAATAAAAGAATCAAACTGGTTAACATATTGGGGTTCAAATAAAATACTTAAAGAGGTAATGGAAGCAGAACCCCTAGAAAATTTTGAACGTAGCATTATTAAAACAGCATCTACCAAAAAACTATTAACATACTACGAAACACAATATCAATTTGTACATCAAGTACTAGAAAAACCCGAAGAATATTTTAACGATAACATTCTTGGAAAGTTCTTCACAAAAGACTTTGATGTCTGAATTTTTTTTCGTATATTACACCATATGATAAATGAGCTACTAGTCAATCTAGTAAATACGGTTTTAGGAACAGGTAAAAGGACTGCACGTGGCAATCAAGCACATCATTGTCCTTACTGTAACCATCATAAAAAGAAATTAGAAATCAACTTTTCCCAAGAAAAGAAGGGCTTAAATCCTTGGCACTGTTGGGTATGTAATAAAAAAGGAAATAGAGTATCTACATTATTTAAAAAGGTAAAAGCATCACCTGAAAACTTTCAAAAACTAACCAAATTAATAGGTGAAGAAAAAGAATACAAGAAGGAAGAAACATTCAAAGAATTAAAACTACCCAAAGAATTCACATCTATCCTTAACAATACAGACATATCAGCTCGTCATGCATTATCATACTTAAAACGTAGGGGACTAACCATAGAAGATATTAAAAAATACAATATAGGATTTTGTGATTATGGTTCTTATGCTAATATGGTTATTATACCCTCATATGATGGAAATGGAGATTTAAACTATTTTACAGGAAGATCATATCAAAAAGACCCATATGTTAAATACAGAAATCCTGATTGTTCAAGAGATATAATACCATTTGAGTTATTTATTAATTGGGATTTACCTTTAGTATTATGTGAAGGTCCATTTGATGCAATGGCAATAAAACGAAATGCTATACCATTATTAGGAAAAAATATACAAACAAATTTGTTAAAAAAGATTATTACATCAGCAGTTAAAAAAATATATATTGCATTAGATACAGATGCTAAGAAGCAAGCACTTAATTTTGCCGAAAAGTTTTTAAACGAGGGTAAAGAAGTATACTTCGTTGAGTTAGAAGGAAAAGATCCAAGTGATTTAGGTTTTGCCCATTTCACTAATTTAATTCAAACCACTTATCCAATGGGTTATTCAGACTTAATGGAGAAGAAAATCTCATTAATATGAGTAAAAGAAATATAAAAAAGAAATACAATAGGATACTTGAAATATCTGAAGATGCTAAACAAATAACATTACCAGATTCTAGATATTACAGAAGAAATGGTAAATACTATCCATCTATCACATACGTTTTAAGCTGCTACCCAAAAGGTAAATTTTTCCAAGACTGGCTTAAAAAAGTAGGATACAGTGCTGACTACATTGTTAGAAAAGCAGCAGATGAAGGTACTCAAGTACATGAAATGTGTGAAGATTACCTAAACGGTAAGGAATTAAATTTCTTATCTGAAGCAGGCAACCCTTTATATGATCCAATGGTATGGCAAATGTTTCTAAAATTCGTAGATTTTTGGGAAACATATAAACCAACACTACTAGAAGCTGAAGTACATTTATTTTCAGATGAACTTAAAGTAGCAGGTACATGCGATTTAGTATGTGAAATAGACGATGAACTATGGATTATAGATTTTAAAACATCAAACCACTTACAAACGACTTATGATTTGCAGACCGCTGTTTACGCTAAATGTTATGAAGAGTGTTTTGGGAAAAAAGTAGACAAGCTAGGAGTTCTATGGTTAAAATCATCCAAACGTGGACCTAAAGAAGGTAAGATTCAAGGGAAAGGTTGGGAAATGTATGAATCAAAACGTACACAAGAAGAAAACATAGACATATTTAATACTGTTAAAAGACTATTTGACCTAGAAAACCCAAAACACTCACCAATATTTACAGAATTCAGAACACAAGTGAAGAAAAAAGACTAATGCGCATATGCTTGGTTTCCT